AGGCACTGTGTTCGTTTATGGGCCTATTCTCTCCGACTCTAGGGCTCTCAGCCTTTCGGTCGGGCTCTCAGCCTTTCGGTCGGGCTCTCAGCTTCTCGGGCTCTCCGAAAGGATATGAGGAGAGAGGCAAAGCTAACACCTTGCCTCTTACCTTATAGCCTCAGAAAGTTAGTTGTTTTCCGATTAATGTTTGAGATAAGCGATAGTTTCAATGTCCTTGTTCCAACAGTTTCTACAATCGAGACATTTTCCCCCTTGCTTCGAAGAAGGACACAAGCGTAATGAATCATTTTCAACGGTTTGACTAAAAATGAGGGGAGAAAGTACGACCGATTTTTGTCCGGTATGGTTGGGTGCTCGGTACGAGTCAATAAGGTAGGCGGAAAGTCTCACAGTGAGGTTAGACGCAAAAGACTTTTTCTTGAGAAATGAAGAAACAATAGCATGCTCTTTTGTTGGTAGCCAATGTTTGACTTGCGGAGTAGCGAGAGCAATCTTATTGATTGCCTCTAACATTTTGAGACTCTGTAAGTCTCCGCTGTCAAACCAGCGGAATAGAGTTTCTCCCTGTAGGGCGCGAATAAAATGCTCTTGGAATGTGCCTAGCTCTTCGAGTTTTTTAAATCGTTTTAGTAAGGTATTTTTTACGTTAGGCATTCGATAGAATCCCTTGAGAGCATAACACCCATAACATACACTTCCTCTTATCTTTGCCAGCTTGCCCCCCGTTGAGCATAGTTGCGCTGGTATGCTCCAAGAATAGCAAGGCATTTTAGAGGGTTCCGAAAACCCTCCGATTTCTTCACGTGCTGTTTTTCGCTCTTTTTTATCAATCTGTATCAACATGGTTTTTCTCCTATAAACCTAAAAATGTTTCAACTTGGTGCTGTGCATTGTCAATCACTTCCCCTAAGTCAATCACTCCTGTTTCTACCATCCCGCAGTTGTCACAGGTCTTTTCAATCCATAAGTCACGCGGCGAATCAATACTTAGAAATCCGCCGCACAGTGTGCAAGTATCAATGTGAGTGCTTGTGATAAAATTCATGGTGTTGTTTCCTTTTCCTTTTAAAATTAATAGGTGTGATCAGGGTTGTACCATCCCATACGCTTGAGTTTTCTAGCTGCGTAGTTTTCTTCGATCAGTTCGTGGCCTAGGTCGATTATTAACTGGTTCCCTTCTGTATGAACAGCGGCTACCGCATAGTCCTTTCCATCCCCTCTGATTATTACTTCTTCGAATTTTGAGGGTACGAGTAACCCTATTTTGTTTTCGGCTAGGTGCCTCTTGAATTGTTCTATGCTTAATGTATCTTTCTGCATCATGAATACTCCTCTTGTTTTCTTTTACGTTGTACCCATTGTTTAGCAAGTTGTATCGGTAAAAAGTATTTTGCTTCTCCTTTATATATGGCAACGGCTCCTCCGCTGAATTCTCCAATTCTAGGTTTGCTGCATGTATCAGCCCATGAGAGGAAAAAAGGTTCGGGGTTTGAAAACTCGGTTTGAAACTCCGAGATAATGTTGGCTAATTTTTCTATGTCTCCGCTTTCTTCCGCATGTAACCAGATGCTCAATGCCTCTGGGTCTCCGTAAGTTTCACACGGCGGATAATCCTCTTCGTCTTTAGAAGTAGTCAATGCATTCAGAAGTGCCTCGTATTCTTCTTTAGTTCTACATACAATTTCTTCACTGAATTCTTGATAATTGTTTGCCATGATATTTGCCCTCCTCAATGTTGACAAAATGTGAACTATACATGGACCGTTTCAGACTTCAAATAACTCCTCACGTTCACTCATGCCCCACCTGCCTTTCTCTGGTTAAAATAAGATCCAGTTTTTCCGAGCATACTTGACCATTTCTCGTTCAACATCCGAGTAGGTAAAACTCGGGTCTCCATATATGGGCCTATCAATAATGTAGTCAATCCATTTTTCAGGGCCGTTCTCAAACCATTCTGAATAGAACCCCTGCACGTTATAGTGGGCAATATGACTAAAGCACATAGAGAGTCGTCTATATTTTGTTTTTGGAAAAAGACTTCTCTTTACGCCCGATTCGATAAATCGAACAAGCCAATTTCCGAAGTCTGCTTTTTCCTTCGCCGTACTCCACTGAGTAGGGGTAAAATGTGACTCTGAAAATGGTTTGTTTTGCATGTTAGTTGGTTCCTTTCTGTATTGTTTGTTGTGTGAGTTTTTTCCATTCTCTAATGAGTACGCGGATGCAGGCGCTACATAGCAAGGCATCACAAGCTAAGTGCGATTCTAAGTTAAAGCCAGTATCCTCTACTCCGCATTTTTCGCAATGAATGCTTCGCATGTTGCCCCCTTGTTTAATGGTTAGCCAATGAGAAGACCGAGCCAATACCCACAGAAGAATACCGTACAAGCGATATACCACTTGATAAATTGCCTCATGGTTTTTTCTCCTCGTTTAATTATGTGTTCATGATTCATGCTGAGACTGTACGCTATAATGGTCATACCGTATATTCCTCTTAAGTATGTGTTATTAAAGAGACAGTTCAATCCTGACTAAATCGGTCAAGATTGTGTAGATTGAGAGTAAATGGTAGAAATAGAAGGTTTTAGTTAATCTTGACTAACTTAGTCAAGATTGTGTAGATTCAGGAGAAGTGGTAGAAGTGGAGGGTTTTAGACCGACCTACGTATTTCCCCTATTCGTTTTCACCCCTAACACGAAATACGTAAGATGAAATACATAAGTAGTTTTCCCTAGAGCATCCGACATACGTAGTTTTCCCTAGAGCAGACGACATACGTAGTTTTCCTCAACACGAAATACGTAGCATGAAATACGTAGCATGAAATACGTACGTAGTATTCCTTAGTATATGATTCGTATCTCGTGTGTCGTCACTGCGATGCATATTTCGTGCCTTAGCAAGAATCGTGCCGTACTCCGCGCTATGCAAGACGCGTGCCTTAGCAAGAGTCATGCCACACGAGACACGAATTACGTAGTACGCTTACGTAGTTACCCGTACCCACGTGCGGAAAATTTCCGAGGGGGGGTCTAGGGTATCGCTGACGTGCTCGAATAAATACAGCAAAAAACGGGTTCGACCCCTCCCCGAGACACGCAACACGACAGAAGATTGACACTTCTCCCCACTTCGTGCTACATATCACGTCATACGTAGCTGCACCTAAGCACAACCCGGAGAAAGTATGGAAACCTGCGATACAGGAGCCCTCACACCTCCCGAGCGTTCCACCCGTTTGAAAACCCTTGATCGTGTCAATGTGTTGATGCCACCGGAAGTCACGTTGCCGATGAGCGAGCGAGTCTATGCGCTTGAACCGGAAATTCTGGATGACCCCATGATCCCGAGTGAGCGGGACCAGATGTTGGTCGAACGATTAGGCGCATTGATGTGCGAGCCGCAGGAAGTCGTGGCGATTTGTGGGATTACCAAAGAACAATTCAATCATATCTTCGCGCCGATCTGGGCCAGAGGGCGTGAACGGGCAAAGGCGCGACTTCGCTTGATGCAGTGGGATGCGGCAGCGATGGGCAGCGAGCGCATGTTAGTTCACCTTGGCAAGCAGTACCTTGATCAAACCGAAAAAACGGAGAGTAATACCCTAGATGAACAGCAACGACAAGAGCGACAACGAACACGTGATAAACTCGCTGACGCAATTAACCGAGCGGGAGAGAGACGAACTGCTCGACTCGTTGACGGACGAGGAACGGATACAAGCGAAAAAAGAGTGGAGCCTGTGGGCGAGGGACAACCAACTCCCGCCAGCGGAGCCTAATTGGAGCTATTGGCTCTTTTTGGCTGGCCGAGGGTCAGGGAAGACTCGGTCGGGGGCGGAGTGGATTCGGGAACAAGTCGAAACGAAACACGCCAAACGAGTCGCGTTAGTCGGGCCAACGGCAGCAGACGTACGAGACGTGATGGTCAACGGAGAGTCCGGCATCATCGCCGTCTCGACCGATGACTTTCTGCCACGATATGAGCCATCCAAGCGCCGAGTGATCTGGCCGAATGGAGCGACCGGCATGATGTATAGCGCCGAAGAGTCTGAGCGACTCCGAGGTCCACAACATGAAAAAGCCTGGTGTGATGAGTTGGCCGCATGGCAGGACGAAAACACGTGGGACATGTTGCAGTTCGGCATGCGGTTAGGCCCACAGCCGCAAACCGTCATTACCACGACGCCGAAGCCGACGCCCTTTGTCAGCCGGATTATGAAGCTCACGGGCGTGGTCACCACACGCGGGAGCATGCTCGACAACCGGAAAAATCTGCCTGAGTCGTTTATCCAAGCCATTTTGCAGCGGTATCAAGGCACGCGATTGGGCAAGCAGGAAATCGAAGGCCTGTTCCTGGCGAGCATTGATGGGGCGATTTTCTCGGAAGACAATATTCTGAAACGTAAAGGCCCACAGGCCATTGATCAGTATGATCGGATTTGTATCGCCGTCGATCCTGCCGTGAGCGCGGGAGAAGGGAGCAACGAGACAGGGATTATCGTCGCAGGGAGCTACGAGGAGAACCGCTTCGCCGATATTCTTGAAGACCATTCCGGCCACTACAAACCCAATGAGTGGGCAGAGCTGGTTATTCACTTGTATCAGACGTGGAAAGCGGATAAAGTCTTAGGTGAAGTCAATAATGGTGGCGACTTAGTGGAACATACGTTGAGGCAAGCCCCGGGTGGACTCGAAGTGAGTTTCCAGCAGTTGCACTCGTCGAAGGGGAAGCGGTTACGCGCAGAGCCTGTTGGAGCCTTGTATGAACAACGACGCGTGTTTCACAGTCGGTATTTCGAGCAACTCGAAGAACAGATGGTCACATTCAATCCAGAAGAGTCCCTGAAGAAAGGGTATTCTCCTGACCGTGTAGACGCCTTGGTGTTTGCACTGACGTGGTTGATTGTGGAACGAAAATTTCCTCGCGTGAGGTTCATCAATGTTTAATGCAATGTTCGAGTGGTGGGTGAAGAAAAGTATTCCCGTCATTATGCGCTTGAGTAAATCGCAGTTCGATTTGTTAGGGACGACACGCGCACGGACGCTCGGGTCGATCTTAAATCCTGAGACCGTCGATGAACCGTACCGCGTGCATGCGTGGGTCCACGGAGCCATCGAGTCTGTCTCTATGAATATCTCGCAGACTCCACTCATGTGGAAAAATTCACGAGACAAGAAAGCCGCAGATCGGGGCGATGCAGGCAAGTGGATGGCCTTATTCGAAAAGCCGAATGAGGATATGGGGCATCAACAGTTGTTTGAAGCGACCATTGTCTACTTATTGCACTTCGGAGAATGTATGTGGGTCCTTGACCGAGATGAGCCCACACAACTCCCACGAGAGATTCAGCCGTTTGACGGGACGATCTTTGAAGCCGTCACCAATAGCAACGATAAATTGATCGGGTGGAAAGTCAAAGCGAAAAAGAACGGGCGTGAAGTCGAGATCCCGTATGCCAAGTGGGAAGTGTGTCATTTCAAACTCTTCAATCCCTATGATCCAATTCGTGGGTTGGCTCCTCTCGATGCGGCACAGCTCGGCATTGACCAGGATTTCCTGGCTTCACATTACAATAAAGCCTTCTTCTCCAACAGCGCGTTGCCCGGAGGCGTGATTGAGGTTGAGGAAGACTTGACGACCGAGCAGTTCAATCGGATGGTCCAACAGTTTAAGGACCATCACCAAGGCGTCAGCAAAGCCCATACCCTGGCCTTACTGGAAGGGGGAGCCACGTATAAGCAGCTCGCCATTTCGCAGAAGGATATGGAGTTTTTGAACCAAAAGAAATGGAACCGAGACGAAGTCCTTGCGGCCTTCAAAGTGCCGAAGCTGGAGCTCGGGATTTGGGACCAAGTCAATTTCGCAGTGGCGAAAGTCCAAGCCCGAGAATTTTGGGTGAAGACACTCGTCCCGAAGATGAAGTTGATGGAATGGATCATGTGGTCACAACTGTTCAGTGTGACCGGTGCGGGGAACATCTACGCAGAATTTGATGTGTCCGATATCGATGCATTACAAGGTGATCTTGTTGAGAAGATCGAGATGATGTTCAAGCTGTGGCAGATGGGGTATCCGGCTAATGTCCTGGCGAAACGCTTCAAGATCAATTTGGATGAGATTCCAAACGGTACCGCCGCGTACGTGATGGCAAATGTCAATCAAGTTGATGCGACCGGGAAGATCACCGTTGCGGCAGCGCCACAAAATTCAGGAGGGAACAATGCCAATCCCAAAGCCAAGTAAGAACGAGTCGCACAGTACATTCATGAGTCGGTGCATGGCCAACCCAACGATGCGAACCGAATTTCCGAAACAAGATCAGCGAGCCGCTGTGTGTCAGAGCTCGTGGGATAAATCGAAGAAGGAGAAATCTATGGACACGAACGCATTGAAAGACGGGCTGCTGATCGTGAAAGGAATTCAGCGTAAATTACTTAATGAGGTAACCTTCTCGTCCGATAAGAGTCTTGCGGAGAAACGTCAAATTCGTGTGATTGCCGCGTCGGGCCGAGCCGACCGTGTCGGGGACATTATTGACATCAAGGGCATTGAGACACAGAATTTCATGAAGAATCCGGTCATTCTGTGGGCACATGATCATTACAGTCTCCCGGTGGCGAAAGCCATCGAGGTCGGGATTGAAAAAGGCAAGTTGGTGATGCTGCTCCAGTTTGCCACGTATGAGGAATATGCCTTCGCCGACACAGTTTATCGAATGATTCTCGGTGGTTACCTCAATGGCGTCTCTATCGGAGCCAGAGTCAAAGACGCGGAGTGGATCAAAGATAACGAGGGGAATATCGTGGGTCGGAAGTTCAATGTGCTGGAACTGTTGGAGCTCTCCGTCGTTCCGATCCCCGCTGACAGCAAGGCGCTCGTGATTGCCGTCAAGTCGGGAAAAGTGTCCTGTGATGAGTTCGAAGAATGCATTACAAAAACTTTAGAGGCCCCTCTTGATTTACTTGATGAAAATCAGGTACAACTAAGTACATCTACCGATGGGGAAACTACTCAGTCATCGGATGCGAGTGAGAAAGGGCCGAACAGTGAGGAGGATGCGCTGATGAAAGAACAGATCGAGAAACTCGAAGCACGGATTGCGGAACTTGAGAAATTGCTCAAGGGACAATCCGAGGTGGCGGAACAGACGAAGAAAACCGCTGACGCGATCCAAACCTTGTTCGGAGCGGTTCTCTCGCAAATGGCGACGAAGAAAGTTCCCGACACTCAAGCGATTATTGATGCGTTGCCGGAAGGATCTCCGGTCGCAGACGTGACAAAGAAAATCTTTGCCACACTCGAAGCGATGAACACTAAACTTTCCGGCTCACGATAATCGTGTAGCCGTGTCAAGAGGAGGAAGAAGATTATGGACGAACTGCTAAAGAAACTGGGCGAGTTGCAGGAGAAGATGGACAAGGCCATCGGGGACGCAGAGACCGTCAAGGCGGTCCAGGCTGACATCAAGGCGCTCCGTGAGGATTACGTCAAGATGAAACAGGAGATGGGCGAACTCAAGGTGGAGAAGTCCAGCAAAAAGACTTCGATTCCTGGTCTTGAATTTGAAAAAGATAAGTTCTCGTTACTTCGGGCGATCAACGCGATTGCGACCAAGAATTGGAACGGAGCCGGTTTTGAACGGGAAGTGTTCCAGAACACGTCCGATCTTAAGAAAACCATGTCTACCGAAGTGGATACCGCTGGTGGATATGAGGTACCGATCCAAGTGCTCGGTGATTTTATCGAATTGTTCCGCGCCAACCTGATTACCAAGCAGTTGGGAGCAACCTACATTGACGGCCTCGTCGGTTCGCCGGTCGAAGTGCCTGGTCAAGCGGGTGGAGCCACGGTGTATTGGTTGGGCGAAGACAATCCAACGGGCATCACCGCTTCGGATATTTCTCTGAAGCAGAATCAGATGACCCCGCATATGGCAGCGGCCCTCGTGAAGTTGTCGAATAGACTGCTTCGCATGAGCAATCCGTCCATCGAAGCGCTGGTCCGTCAGGACGTAGCATTCGCAATGGCTGAAGCTGTCGATAAGGCCGCACTCTATGGCCCTGGTTCTAATGGGGAGCCGCTTGGTGTGTTGAATGTCCCCGGCATTCTCACCAACGACATGTCCTCGGTTGCCTCGAAAGCAGAGATTTGGGGGCAGCTATACGAAATGGAAAACAAGTTGGCCGAAGCGAACTCGCTGAAGGGCAAACTTGGATTCGCGTGGCATCCACGCGTGAAGAAAATGCTCTCGCAGGCCCGTGTCGATTCGGGTGAAGCATCTGTGATAGAGACAGGTGCCTTCGTAGCGAGCCCTGTGACGAACTCACAGTTAGCCAGCTATGTCGGTTATCCTTTCGCTTCGACGACCAACCTCCCAATCACGACCGGCTCGCCTGACTCAGTCAGCGTGCTGTTCGCAAACTGGGCAGAGTTGATCGTGGGTACATGGCAAGGGTTGACCATCATGGCCTCGCAGGAAGCCAGTGATGCGTTTACCAAGAACCAAACGTGGGTCCGATTCATTCAGGAGCTCGATTGTATGGTCCGCCATCCAGAGTCCTTCTGTCACGGATACACGCTGGACGCAACGCTGTAAGCATGAGAACCGAAACAATGAGGGAGTTCGCTCCCTCATTGAACTTTGATTGAGGAGAAACACTATGTCGGCTAACAAGTCTCTCGCATATAACTTGACACCAAAGGTCGCAGTCGCAGGATCGGCGGCAGGTGCGGTTGTGGGGCCGGTGATTGATACGGCTGGATTCAACGAGGCATGCGTCATCCTCGTCTTAGGAGCCACAAACGGAACCCTTGATGTGATCATCGAGGAATCAGCTACAGGACTCGGAAGTTGGACAACCCTATATTCGTATGTTCAACTGACAGCCAGTGATGACGGGTCGGTCATTATCGGGATGATCAAACTAGATGGAAATTCAGCAAAACGCTATCTACGAGTGACCAGCACCGTGGAAGCATTGATGGCAGCGGACCACGCAGTGACGATGTTGCTGGCGAATTACCAGTACCATCCAGACCAGGTACCGGCATTCACAATTTAAGTCGAAACTAAGTAAGGGAGGGATCTCAATGTCAGCAAACAAGAACATCGCCTATAATCATGTACCAGCATATGGAGCAGCAGGAAGCGCTACTGGAACGGTCACAGGACCGGCCATTGATACCACGAACTATACCGAAGCGACCATCATCCTTGCGATTGGTACGATTGCCGGGTCAGGAACTTTGGATGTGAAAGTCCAGGATTCTCCAGATGGATCGACCGATTGGCAGGATGTACTCGACCCTGATTCAGTTTCTATTAAGTTTCCACAGAAGCTCGCTGCGAACAATAACACAGCAGCTATCGGGATGCTAAAACTGGACGGCAACACCGTTCGGAAGTGGTTTCGAATCGTGTCAGTTGTGGCCGTCGCCGCAGCCGATCACGGAGTCTCGGTGTTGTTGACGAACAGTCAGTACAAGCCGGACCAGACGCCAACGTTTGTGGTCTAAGCGGAGCAGTCACCAATCTAGAAAGACTAGGGTCCTGCGGGACCCTAGTTTTCTCTTCTAAGGAGCCCCTTCATGGCGAACGGTATCTATAATCAGGGCTTAGAAGAGTTCGCCAAAGCCTTGACCGATCTCAGTACAGACGATATTCGCGTCCTCCTCGTCCAATCCACCTATACATTTGACCCTACGCATTCTTTCATAGATAATGGAGATGCAAACGATCCACAGAGTCATGAAGTCTCTGTTTCTGGGTATGCGCGTGTGGCACTCACGACCGAAACCGTGACACGAAACGACACCGACGATTATGTGTCCTTCACGGCAGACGATATCACGTTCGCCACACTTGCAGCCGGACAAACAGTAGGAGGGATGGTGGTGTTCCGTCATACGGGCACTGATACAACCGCTCCCCTGTTGGCCTTTTTTGATTTAGCAAATACCCCCACTGATGGGGGCGATCTCGATATCGTAGGAGAACTTCTACGACTAAAACAGGGCGTCTTATAAAGGAGTACGATTATGGCAATTCAGGATGATTTCAGTGTGGCAGTCAACGGAGATATTCGGCACACCAGCGGCACGGCCAACTATACGGTTATCGAGTTGCACCGTTGGCTCGGAGACTTGATGGACGATGCACAAGCCTCTGGCAACGATATTTTAGACATCACCGATTCGACGGCATCGGAACGCGCCACAGACAACCTCATTACGCTGAATGCGCCGTATAACATTGATGATACGACTGCGCAATTTCTCTATGATGGATCGATTGTGCAAGACGGCGGAGACACGATCTACGACGGCTTTGTGGTCATTGCCACAGCCGGGATGTATCTCGATGTCATTCAGAATGGAGCCTTGGCCACAAACTTCTGGACAACGGCATGGAATGCGGACGCGGGGAACGGTATTTCACATCGCTTCATGCTGAAAGTTCGTTCTGGGGGTGCGGATATCGATGGACGACGTGTCATTGGCACGACTCGTGAATTCGGATTCACATACAGTGAGTTCAAAGTCAACGGAACGGCCAGAGGCAACAACGTCATGGCGTTAACGTATGTCACGGACCTCAATAACCAAACCGCCGAAGGCACGGTCTCAGGATGGGGCACGATTGCGAATATCGAAGGGTATCGTGCTATTGATGTGACCGGAGATACGGTAGACGAGTTCTACTACAGTGAATGGGACAAAGCGACGTTCACGATTAATCAACTCTACGAGCGGATTAAATGGCTTGGCCGTCGGGGAAGTGGAAGTACAACCTACGGGCTCAACGGCGCGTTGTTCCGAGGGATCACCCATGAAATTGTCGTGGACACTCCAACAGGAACGTTCAATGCGGTTGAACCGATCACATGGGCGACTGGGACCGGACAGTTGATTGCGATCAATTCGCCGACCGCCGCCACGAAAATGTGGATTCAATTGATTACCGGTGTGGCTCCTGTGGACAATCAGGTGATTACCGGCACGACATCAACTGCAACCGCCACCATGAACGTGACAATCACGGAGCGCACCATTCAATTCGGTGGATCGGCTCCAATCACATCAACAGGGTCGAGCATCATCGGGAACTACGGTCTAGGTATTGAAGCCGCAGACCTATCCGCATCAGACCTTCTGTTCGACCTGGACAACACACAGCGCAACCCACCGAACAACGTGTCGTTTACGGTAAACGGACTTGTGTCTGGTGAAGACCGCGTCTTGGTTACACGGCTCGGGTACGTATTCCCATATGACACCGAGAGTGGTGGGCCATGGACAGACGGGGAGACTCTGACGTTCTCCGGTGGGGCGACAGCAAAACTATTGGAAGTGGTTGATAACGGTGTGGATGGGTTTATGTATATTCGATTACTCACCGGCACGCTGCCTATTAACGACGAGACCATAAGCGGAGGATCGTCGGGAGCAACCGGGGCTGTGAACGGCTCGTTGAGTCCTTACCAAGATATTGAGCAGTATACACTGAACGGCTCGCTCTCAGGAGCCGCTGTGACTTCTATTGTGGTTGTTGAATCCATTGATTCAGATACGCCACAGACCACCACGATCCGCGTGAAGAGGGATAGTGGGATTTATTCGGTACATGCGGTTTCTGCATGGTCCGGCAGTACGTTTACAGTCGCAAGTTCGGACTTCTCGTCCGATAACGCCACGACCGGAAACGGAGTCTACTCTTCGTTCATCGATAAAGTGGCGACAAGCACAGCGGCGTCCTTCACGGTAGTCTTCAACACGACCCGCGACTTATTCATTCGAGTGCGTGACGGCGGTGGAACGCCGATCAAAACCTTCGAGACGACCGGGACACTGACGAGCGGAGGAGGTTCGACTACAGCCATTCGTACGACAGACGCATAATGAAGTAAGGAAAACCACAATGGCCGGGATTTGTTTCTATTTTGAAGAGACTGATGTTGATGTGTGGTCAGGAAAAAATCTGGATGCGTGGAACTACGCGGCGCAGGCATCTGGAGATATTGATCGAATGATAGTGGTGAATCGAACGAACACAGTCGTCCGATCTCCTAACACAGATCTCGTATCGTTTGAAGTTGTGACCAATCTACCAGAGCTCCAAAACGCTGTCTACTGTGTCGCGCCAAACGAGCGCCGGAGCGATACCATAGAGTTATGGGGTTTTGACCATAATGTTGAGTGGTATTGTTTTGGGCCAGCATCAGGGTGGCCAACACCACCATTGTTCACCCTCACCGTTCCACAAGCAAATGTGGGTGCGCTTCACGCGGTACATATTGCGAGCGTCGTATTACTCCATAGGTTTGCGATTAAGAGGTCATAATGTCTACCGTAGCCGTTGCGTGGGTAGGAACTGGAAAAGTTGCCGATGGAAGTGGCACGACCGCACTTGGTGGAGCGTCGTTAGCAACAACTACAGACGTGTTTGTTGAGGGAACGAATTCCGCAGGCGAAAAGGTTTCAGCAGCGACAGTGATTGCAGCATTTTCGGGCGCGTCTATCAATGGAGAACCATTTGATTTATCTTCAACCACTGAACATATTTATGTGTGGTTGTTTATCGGGGGAGGATGGGACACGCTCGCAAATGGTGGGTTTGGTATTTCCGTTGTTGATGACCTTGCCACAGACTCTATTGGAACATGGTATGTTGGCCCACGACCAGGGTTCGTAGGAGGATGGGTCGCCTATGTTGTACACCCAGAGAAAGACTTTCACGCTGTAGTCGCGGGAACTGCGGGATGGACGACCACTGGAAATCCGGCTCAGTTATCGGGTGTCGATGCCATCGGTGGAAGATGGAAAGTCGTGTCAACAATCATGGGAGCGTCGGACAACGCTTTCATCGACGCTGTGACCCTCGGGACGGGATATCGACTCACACTCGGAGACGCGGGATCGACAGAAGGAAAATTCTCTGATTTTATCACCTACGAAGAAAACGTCAGCAATCGGTTCGGCGGTCTCTTTTCGCAGTCGGGTATTTTATTTGTACAGTGCCAATTGAATATTGGGGTCGCTTCGGGAGCCGGTGATACCGAGTTCATCGACGATGGGTTTACCGTTATTTGGTTGAACGCACAAACTTCCACCGAAAGCGCCGTGCAAGACGGATTTTATGCATTGAATTGTGTAAAGGGGTCTGGATCGACAACTGTCGCATTGAGCAACGGATTACTGGCGGCGGTAAGTCCTCAAGAGTTTTTGTTTGACCTTGCAGGAATTACATCAGCAACAGTAACAAACCTCACGGTTGACCGAGCACGGCTTGTAAATTTAGACGGTGTGGTTTCATGGATAGGAGGGACGATTAAAAATAGCGGGACCATTGATCTTGGAGGCCAGCCAACACTTCAAGAAATTGCGGTCTTGTCACCCACAGATCAGTTCGGTTTGGAAATTAATGCTACAAACGAACTCGACAATGTGAGCGACATCTCGTTCGATGGAGCCGGTGTTGGTGGCTCGGGTAGCGGGGCTGTGTATATTAATATCTCAGGAGCCGGACCGTTTACGTTAAATTTTGATGGATTTACATACGCAAACCGTGTAAGTGGTTCGCACGACATTGTCATTGCTGCCGGATCGAATGCAGACTATACCTTGAATATTACGAATGGAAGTGACCCAACAGTCAACAATCTTGGAAGCGGGACGGTTATAAAAGTTGTGGACCCTGTTTCCCTCACAGTAAACGTGAAGGATACTAGTGGCACAAACATCGAAAATGCGATAGTCTTACTGCGAGCAGCGGATGCAACCGGCCCGTTTCACTTTGATGTGACTGTCACGATTGTAAATAGTGGAACGACAGCCACCGTCACACATACTTCACATGGTCTCTCGACAGGTGACAAAGTTCAGATTAAGGGTGCATCCCTATCGGAAAATAACGGAGTCTGGACGGTTACGGTCACTGGTGTCGATACCTACACATATATAATGGGAAGTTCACCAGGGTCAAATCCAACCGGAACGATTAAATCAACCTTCGTGGCGTTAAGTGGGCTAACCAACGCGAGTGGAAACTTAACCACGTCTCGCGTCTATGGATCTCCACAACCTGTCACGGGATGGGCAAGAAAATCATCCGCCGCACCGTTCTACAAACAGGGAACACTTGGCGGTTCCGTTAGCAACACATCCGGTTATAACGCGAACGTTCAGCTTATCCTGGACCAATAATGGCACGAGACGAAACACGAGACGAAACACGAGATACGATGCTCGCAAGACGGAACGGGGCCTCAGTGATGCAGAGTCTTAATCAGATGAATGCGCAACTGGCTACATTCCAAGATCGGATCGCGGCATTGAACCAAACGGTGGCGACGTTATCTGCTAGACTGTTAGTGGCAGAACAATTCATCGCGTTGCAACGGGCGA